CCCGCATCAACCGCCGCTCTGATCGTACCGCCTCCTTGCCTACGAGCATGGAATCGCCAGTACTCGAGCCTGCCGCTGAAGCCGCTGGTTCAAACCGACCCGCCCCTGTTCTTACGAGTTCAGGACCGCCTGGTCGTAAACGCACCCGACGCCGTGTAGGCACTGCACGTTCGGATGTCGTTTATTCCGCTCCGGTGGAGGCCGCTTCGGCCTGCCTGCCACCGGTCGGAGACATTATGTCTTCGAGCCCACCGATGGGTGGAGCCCGTACTTCGCGATCTGCGAATGGTGCCGGCAACCGTGGGCCTAACATCCCGCGTCCGCTTTCAGGCGGAAGCACAGAGAATCCACGCTACGGCGGTACTGATACTGTGCAACAAAATGACACTGTGACGACGGTGTCTAAACCTGTGTTTAAAGACATAGCCCATTGGTTTCAAACTCGAACCGTGGCTATCGCCGCCTCTGATGAGGGCGCGGCGAAGGCCCTCGAGTCCACGGGCGTCGCTGTAACGCGTGTGCAGAGGGAATCAAACCCGCACGCGTTCAGCGCCGGATGTCGCGAAGCGGCCATCACGTCAGTCATGACCCATGCCTCGAAAGGGCTTGCGGAAATGAGTGTCCTCGATGTGTTTGGAAGCGCGCGATCGCGAAAGTTCGACCCCCGCCAGTCCGGGCCTTTCGGCCTGTATTCGCGCGGAGGAAGAGTTAGCGATAAACCATTCGAAGTCAATTGGCACGCCGCCCCGTCTACCGCTATCATGGGTGATAGCGCGCGCGGGGTTGACGTCAGAGAGCCCTTCGTCGACGGTGTCACCTATGATGTGGTGATGCTGTGCGACGTTTACCAGTGTGGTGACAATCCTTATCAAGAGCTCTCACCGGAGTTCGTGAAGGAATTGATCCACAAATCCAAAAACGGCACAGTGTATGTCATCAACCGAGTCTTCGTTGGCGAAGCGGGTTGTGACGCGCCGTATATGGATGGTGATAAGAAGGTATTTGAACAGGTTTTCTACAGAACGGAGGATGGGATGATCCATTCGACACCGGACGCGACCTATTCAGGTTACGCATCCCACCCAAGTCCAGGCTGGCTGCTTGAACGCTCCTATCAGGGAGTCGACATCGCACCGGTCAAGACGTTTGGGCCGTACCGCATCACGCGATTGGCGTTGATGAAAGCGGGGGCTCAGAAATTGGGAGGGTTGATTCGCCCTCAAGGCGATATCCAGTTTCGAAACATCACCGTGCACAACAAGACATGGCATTCCATGTGGCTGGATTCAGCCACTCGCCGTGTCAGAGTGCACACCAAAGTTCTGGCCGTACTGGGTCCAAAGCACCTTTCCAAGGGGCCGAATGGACAGGCATATGACATGGCGATGTCAGCTGTCACCAGTGCGTTTCGACATGATGACCTTATGGTTGCTCTGTTGTCTCGGCACCCTGAAATCTACACTGAGATCGTCTACGGGACGACTGAAGCGGTGTTGTATTACGGGCGCGAGCAACATTCAGCGAAACTGTTGGCGATGAGGGAAGCCGTTGTTACGTCCGAACAGGACTTGGCGACGGCACGAGCCCTCGTTGCGCCGACGTGGAAGCTAGCGAACAACCACTGGTTTTTGCGCGCTTTGTTTGGGATGGCCGGTTTATTCGTGGTCTTCCAGTTACAGATGAAGTTCATTGAGGTCTACACAGGACCGCCACAAGATTTGATGTGGTGGTTGGTGGTGTTGATCGCGCCGTTGACGGAAGAAGGGGCGAGGTACTTGTTACCACGCTTCACACCCGCCATCATTTTGTTCGAATCGCTACGGAACGTGGGGATGGGTATGAATCCCGTCCCACCCGGGTTTTTGCACATGCTGGCTTCACGGCTGCATGAGTACGGACCCACTGGTTCGCTTGCAGCGCTCTTGGTCCACATGTGGTGGAACCATTGTGTAGTGAGCGGATGGGGCATAGGGATGGTGGCCAATGTTGTTTTGGTCCCCGGGGTTTGGAGTTACCTGAAGGGTTACGAGATCAAACTAGGGGTGTTCACCGTCGTGATGGTTATGATAGTCCACACGGGCTGGAGTATCCATCTTGCGAACCGGCACAACCAACTTTACGCGCAATTCCAGGCGGAATATGCGGAGGGGAGGCAAGTCATGGTGGTTGAGGGGGATTGGGCGCCAATACGTCCTGGTTCCATTCTACCCTCCTACGTGACTCGCATCCGTAACGTACCCGCCGATTTTCGCGGCGAGTTGGTAGTGTTTGTGGATCGGATTGAGACGAGCATCGAAGATGCGCTCGACCTCCTCGGAAGTGAGGTCGGGAAGAATGTCACATACCCGATTCTGATCACGGATCGCCTTATGCATCAACCGGCCAACGTGGCAGTCAATTTATTGGCAGCCTTGTTGCAACGGACGCACCGCGACCCTTTTGTAGACAACCCACATTCTACAGAGGATCGCCACTCCCGGTGGGGAGTGCTGGGCACGGACTTCATTCAGATGTTCGCCGTTGGTGTTAAAACCAGCGTAGTGACAGAAGATGAGAACGTCGCCCTAATGGGAAAGAAGGGGGTCAGGCTGGCCGAAGCGTTGACCGCGGATTATCGCGGAGACACACTTTATCTGGCAAAGACGATCAACCTCAAGGC